TCCGCATCACGACCCAGAACCCGCTCAAGAGACCGACCGCGGGGGACCTGGAGCGCATCACCGAACTGACGAACTACTTCCTTTATATGGGCTACGGCCAGTTCGATGACCGGTTCTACGAGGGCGAGCGGCGGCGCGACAACTTCGACACCTTCATCCGCAAGGCCGTGCGCGATACGCTCACGCTCGACGCGGTCTGCTTCGAGAAGCAGTTGACCCATCGCGGCACGCCGCACGCGCTCTGGCCGGTGGACCCAAGCACCATAAAGTTCTCCGCCGAGAAGTACGAGTACGACGCCAAGACCGGCCAGCCGGTGCCGGTGCAGACCGAGAAGACCAACGGACTGCCTGTCCGATATGTCCAGGAGCTTTACAGCGGACAGCGCGTCGCGGTCTTCAACGAGAAGGAACTGGTTTACGGCGTCCGCAATCCGCGCACCGACATTGATGTCGGCGGATACGGGTTCGGAGAGCTTGAGATTCTGATGGAGACCGTCACTCAGATTCTCTTCACCGAGCAATACAACGCCAAGTATTTCACCCAGAACGCTCTCCCCCAAGGCGTGCTCAACATCGCGGGCAAGTATTCGCCCGAGGCCCTGGAGGCGTTCAAGCGGCAATGGACGGCCCAGGTCGCGGGCGTGGGCAACGCATGGCGCATCCCCATCATGGCCATCGACGAGGCCCAGGGCGGAGTCTCCTTCACGCCCTTCAAGGAATCCAACCGGAACATGCAGTATAACCTCTGGCTGGAGTACCTCATCCAGACGGCCTGCTCGGTCTACACCATCGACCCGTCCGAGGTCGGCTACATGATAAAGGGCTCTGGCGGCGGCCCGATGGTAGAGCACTCGGGCGCGGTACGCATCGACTTCTCGAAGGACAAGGGCCTGCGGCCCCTGCTTAAGTTCTTCGCGCATCTTTTCAACGAGCACATCGTCAACGAGATTTACCCGGACCTTTTCTTCGAGTGGGTCGGCATCGACGCGATGTCCGAAGAGAAGAAAATAGAGCTTACGACCAAGAAGCTCACGAACGGCATGCTGACTATCAACGAGGTCCGGGCGATGGAAGACCTGGACCCCATCAAGGCCAACTGGGCGAACGCGCCCGCGAACGCAACCCTGATGCAGGTCTACGTGGCCGACATGCAGTACCAGCGGCAGAAGGAGACCGAGGCGGCTCAGGCCGCCCAAGCGTCTCAAATGCCTCCTGGGGGAGCCCCTGGTATGGGCGTCCCTGGCCAAGAACCGACCGCTGGCGGGGTACCGGGACAGCCCCCCGCGGCTCCTGGGGGCCCAGAAGGCATGCCTCCGGGTGCTCCTGGCGGCCCAGAGGGCATGCCCCCGGGCGCACCGGCGGCACCGGAGCTTCCCGGGGCCCCTGGCGGGCCAAAGGAGCTTCGCGAGCCCAGGCCGGAAGAGGCCGGGGTCAACATGCCGGTTCCTACCCGCTCCAAGAAGGAGAAGGGGACCGGGACTTTCGAGGCGGCCCGTGAGAATGAGAAGGAGAAGGGCGCGGAGAAGCGTCAGGAAAAGCATCTCGGCGTGAACAAGTCCCAGGAAGGTGACGACATCATCCTGGAATTTGAGATACAATGATTTTGCCGGGGGCGGGATTCGGCGGGTTGGGTGGACAGTTCCGCTCCCGGTCTTTTTGAGAGTCAAATGAAAATCAAGCTACGAATCGGCCAGCACGTGACGCGGGAAGAAATCATCGAGAAGATTCCCGCGCTCGTGAAATCGGCGGTGGATGCGGCACTTGAGAAGGGCATCCCGGCCAGCGGCGACGCCTTCCGGTCTCATCCGGTCAAGGCCATCGCGCAGGCCGAGGACGACATCTTCGAGCAGGGCTCTTCGGCCCTGTCCAACATCCATTCGTGGCTCTCCCGGAAGCTCCTGGGGACCAAGCTCCAGAAGAGCGAAATCGACAAGGACGAGTACCGCGCCCAGATGCTCGAAGCCCACGGCATCAACCTCGGCTCCAAGGTCACGTTCGAGCAGGCCAAGGAAATCAAAGAGGTCCTGGAACTCGTCCCCGACGACGCCTTTGGAAGCAAGCTCAAGACCATCTCAACCGATGGCCGGTTCGGGGCTCCGCAGAGAAAATACCCTAACCACGGACGCTACTACGAGGAGGACCAGCGCATCGTCCTGAACCCCCACATCTTCGGGGAGAAGACCGAATACAAGAACGACGATGGCCAGCCCATCCACAAAATCAAGCACACTCTCCTCCACGAACTAGGCCACGTCATCGACGACCGGCACGGGCTCTCCGATAAGAGAGAGTGGAGGTCTATTTCCGACTGGAAGTATATCGGGTCCGAGGAGCCGCCGGAGGGCTACGAGCGGCTCGAAATCGAGGACAACGGCGCGGGCTCGCTCAAGGCCAAGTGGGCCTACAAGCAGGGCACCGAGTTCCCGCGGTGGTACGGGTCGCGCAACCCCAAAGAAGATTTCTGCGAGAGCTTCGTCTTCGCTCTCCTCGGGTGCGAGGATAGGTTCGAGGGCTCGACCGGTAAGAAGAAGCTCGCCTTCGTGAAGAAGGTCATCGAGAAGCTCATCAAATCCGACAACCCATCTCTGGGCCTGGAAGAAGACGACGAACTCTCGAAGTCTCAATCGTTCGTGACCTACTGCGACCTGAGACTCCCGTCTCTGTCTCACATGGACGAGATTGAGGCGTTCGAGATGGCGAAGTCCGAGTTCATCCGTGAGGACTGCGAGGACCTGGGCTATGACCTGGAGAAGGCCGGTCCCGGCGAGTCTGGCCCCAAGGCCGCCTCTGTACCGGGCACCAAGGGCGCGGCACCGAAAATCCCGGGGGTCAAGGCTCCTGGCGGCCCTAACCCGCTCAAGGGCCAGCAGAAGCCCGGCCACAAGTATCTCTATCGCGAGACCAAGCCCGACGGGACCTACCGCTACTGGTACAAGCTCCCGAATGGCCGGGTCTACACCACGGACAAAGCCCTGCACGACGAGGGCGTTCATAAGCCCGAGGCCGCGACCGATAGCGAGTGGGGCAAGATGGCGAATGAGTTGGGCATCGCGTGGGAGGACTTCAAGAACGCGGAAGCCGCCGTGGGCCCCGGTGGCGGGTTCCAACTACCAGAGGCCGAGTGGGCCAAGCAGGGAGATTTTGAGATGCCTGACGAGCAGGCCATCCCTCAGCTTATCAACGATGAGGTGAAGCTGAACGACAAAATGTATGACCCCAATGCGTCCGAGGCCGACAAGAAGAAGGCCGAGGAAAAGGCCGCTGAGGAGGAAAAGAAGGGCCCCTTCAAGAAGAAGGAGAAGCGTCCCGAGAAGGATTTCCAACTTATCGTGGATGATGAAAAAGAGATAGAGGCCGCTCTTAAGACGTGGGAAATCGAGGAGTACGACGAGAATTTCGGCAAGAGCGGAATCAACGTGAGCATGCGTGTGAAAATCAAGAACGACGGGTGGGCCATGCTCAAGCCTCGGGTGGGGTCGAAGGCTTTGAAGTCTGGAGCCAACGACATCCGGCGCGACATGGACGAGACCACGACCGTTTTTAGAGAAGCATTGGCCTACGCTATCGACAAGGCCCTCAAGTGGCATCTTGTTCCTCCGACCGTTATCCGTAAGATAAAAGGAGTCGGGAACCGCATCCTGATAGATGCCCTCAAGAAAAAACTTGACCGGATGAGAAATAAGGGGCATGCAACCAACGCCGCCGTTGAATCAGCTGTGAGGGAGTTTTCGGAGCATGAGGATAATATGGCGAGCCTCCAGTTCTTCTCGGATGGTGGTAGAAGCCTGAATCCGGACGATGGGGCTTCCTCTGCCGACACGGAATACGTCAGGAGCAAGATGCCCCTCGAAGAGTCGATGCGTATGTGCATCTTCGACATGGTCATCGACCATCAGGACCGCTGGATGGCCAACATCCTTATCGCCGACGAGAAAGACAAGGAAAACCGATACGGCGGAGAAAAGCGTTTCGTCGCCATCGACAACGGGTACTGCGCCGGGAACGCCTACCCATGTAACCGGCGGTTATACGAGGGCTATCTCAAGAAACGTGTTGTGGGACAGTTCATCAGCAAGGAGACCCTGCGCGACCTCCGCGAGCTTCGTAAGGACATCTTGGACCCGCGCCGCCGCAGGAAGGTCATCGGTAAGGAGATTCGAGAGAACATACCCTCTGACCAGCTTCTACGAATCGCGAAACGTATCGACTTCCTCCTCGACCCACAGCATCGAGATAAGCTCGGTCGCGTAAAGCTCGCATCCTGGGAAGACCTGACAAAGTGGGAGAACGCCAAATTCCCACCGAAGCACATGGGGGCCCCGAAGGTCTCCAATGCTTTCGACCTCACGGGCGGGACCGCCGACATAGACAAGAAGATGCAGGTCCCGGTCTTCCAGAGCGTGCAGTCGGCCAGGAACTTTTTCCAAGGTCTTAGGCCGCATCTCAACACCAAGCAGGCCGAGCTTCTTGATGTCGTGGTCGAACGGTTCGGGAAGCACGCCAAAAACTGGAAGGATGCTCAGGATTTGCATGACGGGGTGAAGGACTTCATGCGCCATTGCCCGAAGCAGTTGGTCCACCAGCTTGTCGTAAACCAAAGAGTCGGGGAGCGTCTCGGTCTTAACAAGCACGAGGGGGGCTACAAACATAACGAGGAACTGGCTCGATGGGCCGGGACCTACGTCAATCGCGACTTTGTTGCCCAACTGCATAAGCAGGTGGAGCTTCACGGAAAGCCCGGAGACCTGGACATGCTCAAGCGCGGCGACATGAAGCACGCCCGTCTCAAGGAGATTCTCGGGAACTTGTACGGAAAATATGAAGGCCGCGGCGTGATTCCCAAAGAGGTTCTGGGTGAAGGCGAGAAGGATATGGCCGCCCAGGTGTTCGACGACCCGTGCAAATTCCAATGGCCCTCGAAGGCCAAAG